GCGTTACTATCCAGCTGGCCTTGAAGCTTAAACGTTGTAGGGCTGGCTAATCTTCCGGCAGACCCAGTTACACTTCCATCTAATATACCTGAAAAAGATCCTGTAAATCCTCCGACAAACGCCTGTGCATATATATTTCTAAATCGGTGATTCGTATCACCGATATCATACTGTAGTGTAGTAGTTGGAATTATTGCTGAAGATCCGTTTGCGGTAGTAATATAAAGTTTGCCAGTTAAATTAATATCGTTAGCAAAAGTAGATTTTTTTGTTACTGACAAGCCGCCTAGTGTTTGAATACTTGCACCACCGGGATCGCCCGGACCTGTGCTGAGATCACCGACATTTGATGTTCCGTTTACAATCAATCTACCTAGTTCAGGTTTAGTAGCATCGTCTTTGATAATAATTGTGCCGGCAACGTCTAAAGTTGCTAGGGGATCTGCATTGTTAGTTCCAATACCTATTCTAGTTCTAGCATCGATACGCATTACTGTTTTAGTTATTGAATTATATTTCAACTTAAAATCAATTGCATCTCCGTTGTTTTTAGAATAAAATATTGTAGAAGTACCGTCAACACCTATGTTAAAACTTAGATCACTACCTATACTAAGTCCAGCATTTGCTCTAATATTAAGTGACGATGTACTTGTACTCGACACATCACCTCTTAGAAAGTTACTAGCCAGTACGCTAACACCATTGACTGCTAATGCTTCGGCTCTTTCTGAGGTTCCCCAAATTTTACTAGGAGACGTTTCGCTGTTACTGTCAGTTAATGATAAATTAAAGCCTTGTCGAATGAATGGAAACCCAGAAACAATTGATTTAGGCGTAAATGTATCTTTACTAATAATAGCTACTCTATAATTATTAGTATCAGTTATGCTACTGGAAGCACCATAAAAACTTATCACACTATGAGTAACATTATTAGTGTCAACTATAGATTCTACTATGGGGCCAGTTTGTTTTCCTGCACTATATTGAGGTCCTACTAGTAACCAGTTGTTTCCTGAATATAGATATAGTTGACTATTATTTGTATCAACCCACAAGTCACCTTTAGAACTACTAATCACTTCAGGAGCTACTCCTGATTTCTTTAAAGAACCTGCGGCGGACCAAGCGGTGCCGTCATATACATTTAAAAAATTAAGAGTATTATCATACCACAACTGACCTTGAACTGGGTTAGCAGGCGGGTTATCTGATGGGCTTGCAAAATTTTCTAGTAAGTGTAAAAGATTTTCAGCAAGGACTGGAGCAAACCCTTTATAATTTTTGCCGATAAGAGTCACTGAAGTTTGATTATTCAATGTTTGATCAGCGACCACTATCGCAGGTTTGCTAGGATTAGTAATTTCAGTAAATCTAACTTGATAAGTCATAGATTATACTCCTGCTAAGCCAGTTAAACTTTGAATACGAACTGTATAATCAATTTGTATTAAACGATTTAATGATTTTTGTACAGGGTGGAATATAACATGAGTCAATAACAGGCCTGTGCCAGATGCATTATAGCTTTTTAACCCTAGTTCATCAAATACTAATCCGGTTGTTGTTGAGGTAGCATTGTCAAATGCTTGTTGACCTGCGGTATTTCCATCGCCGTAATCCAACAGACAAGTTACAAACAGATCTGTATAGTTTGTGCCAGTAACATGTCGAGCTTCTGTATAGTTACGTGTAGGATCGACATTATTACTACTGCGTTCATCTACAACTTTTTTAAATTGTTGACTGTACAAACTTGCATTTGCACCCGAACTGTTTGGTGTTAGGTATGTGATAATACCTGTTGGATCTACTGAAGTTCCGCCACTACCAAATGCCATTTCGTAAACAAAGCCGTTACCACTATTAGATAGCGTGTTAGCTAATGCTATACTCATATTTTCATAGTGTATAGCATTACGTTTGTTGACATAAATTTCATTGGAAATGGGATCGAAGATCTTTATATGACTTTCTATATGAACTCCCGTTAAGTCTTTGCTCTGCATAGTGATGTTCTCTTTATCTTATATTTATCAATGATAATTAACTGCTAGTTTAATCGCATTAACCATATCTTCGTATTCTCAATCTCGGATACATTGCGCCGGTAGCGGGTCGGTCTTTGTATCTAGTCATTGGCGAAACTGTTCCCGTTACTGGTCGCACAGCTAGGTAATACAAATATCTGTTATTTGAGTTATCACCTAGTGATGTGTAATCGCCAGCAAGGCCGCCGGTTGATCCAATTTGATTCTTTGTTGAGTTAGTAATCAAATGAGTCAGTGCTTCTGATTGACGCATATTAGGATATTGCTCTAATAAACATGCTAAGTATCCAGCTACCTGCGGGCCTGCCATACTAGTTCCCGATATGCTTCCTATTTTATACGCAGAATCTCTAGTGTCATTAGCAAGGACAATTCCATATTCTGTAGCGGCTGCTGAATCTCGAAAACTGGAAACAATATTACTTCCCGGAGCCCATATATCAACCCGCTTGCCATAGTTGCTAAAAGTACTTTTATATTCTGAAACAGTTGTGCCGGCTGACCCTACACAAATTACTTGAGCGGCTGACCCTGGAGAAGAGCCTCGAGTAGGAAAATATGTAAATCCACCAGCAACAAAAGAATTATTATAATCTGCAAGATCCGACGTAGCCATATTCCAGTAACTATTTCCAGCACTTGCTACTACAATAACTCCGTCTGCAATAGCATCTTGGATGTCAGCTTCAACCCCGGCACTTCTTGCGGGGGTTGCATATAGATACGTGCTGGCCGGAACTGGGATTCCGTTGTCTTGTAAAATCGTTCGCTTGGCTGCATCAGTGCCGGACAGTGCAGTAGTAGTACCTCTATAAGTTACACTAGTTATACCACTTAAAGCAATATTGTTATATGAGTATCCCCAGCTGTTGTTTGTCACTGTTGGGTTACGTTTCCCAGTTGCAGAATTAACTGGTTTAGAGTTGTGAAAAGCTCTAATATAATCAAATATGAATACAGACCAGTCAGCGGCGGAGCCGGGAGGGCCGTTGCCGCCTGCATAGTTAAACTCCATATTGTAAATATTTGCATCGCTTGCCCAGCCCTGAGTATTTCCGGCAGTAATGCCAGTAGTGTGTGTTCCGTGATTGCTTGAACTAGCACTATAACTATATGTTCCTGTAGAAGCATATCCTAATGCGGCGCTATGCTGGAACCAATCATATTGCACAGCTCTAGATCCGCCAGTACCGTCTGGATTTACAGCAAACTCTGGATGATTAAAATTTATGTGTGCATCAACTATTACAGCATCTACATTTTTTCCAGAACTAGTAGTAGTAATTGTTTGTGTTGTTTGGGTAAAAGAACCATTAGTTCCCCATGTTGCTAAATTTGATCCTGCTGTACATCTGAGCAATCCCCAGTTCTTATCGTTGGCATCAATGGTTGAACTTTTTTCAAAATTGCTAGTTCGTATCCCATGAGGAACTGCTGATATGCCTTGCAGACTAGGCATTAATTCTACAGCAATAACTCTAGGATCGCTACGTAGCTGTTCAGCTTCTTCAGTAGTTAACAAGAAATGAGTATTTCTACTAATCTCCCTGCGTTGAGTTACCTCTACTGCTCTGTCAGGAATATAGAGATCACCGCCAGGAGTTTCTAAATCGTCAAGCAGAGACGTAGCATCGTCCATAGTATTTGCTGTAACAATATATTCTTGAGTATCAGACATATTATGCTTCCAACTGTAGTACTGTTAATGTAGCAGTAATTGCCGCGGCAGCGCCGGAAAGATTTGTAATGTTTACTGGGATAGTTGTAGTAGGCGAACTTTCACTGTTAAACCCAAATGCTCCTGGACTTATAAGAATTGTCTGCGCACTAGTTGTGATTACTTCAGCAATAACTCCGGCACTAGGTAACGGATCGATAGTAGATGCTCTCGATGCATCAGCAGTTCTAGATGCGGCGTCTGAATATATTCGGACCCAGGCTGCTGCCGATGTTTGAATTTTTAATAATGCATAGGATTTAAATCCAGTAATATCTGCATTAGCATTGGCATTGTTAGCTATACTTGCAGTGGTAGCCGACACTGTTGTTCGAGATACTAGTCCAGCCACTGTTGCCCAACTTGCGTTAGTGCCGTCAGTAGTTAAATATTTTCCGCTATTACCAGTTTGTGTTGGTATCGTGCCGCTAGGTGTTCCCCAACTAAGTACTGTACCATTAGTAGTTAAATACTTGCCACTGTTACCGGTTTGTGTTGGTGTAGCATCGACAGTAGCCCAACTAGTAGATGTTCCATTAGTTGTAAGAAATCTTCCACTGCTGCCTGATTGAGTTGGTAGGACTTTTGTTTCACCGAGACTTGTGATCCAGCTAGGATCTGCATAGCTGCCAACAGTAGTAACTCCGTTCGTTGCTATAATTGTGCCGGTTAACTTTGATACTGCTAGACTTGTAATCCATGCAGGATCTGCATAGGTACCAGAGGTAACTACACCGTTTGTTGCCACTACTGTTCCAGATAATTTTGATCCTGCTAGACTTGTAATCCAGCTAGGATCTGCATAGGTACTAGCACTCGATACTGCATTAGTAACTTTGCTAACAGCCAATGAAGTTAACCAGGCAGGGTCTGCTTGTACTGAAGTTGTTAGCACAGCATTAGTAACTTTACTACCTGCTAGACTTGTGATCCAACTAGGATCTGCATAGCTTCCGTTAGTATAGACTCCGTTAGTTACTGTGCTAGCATTACC